ATTTAGCGTATCAGTACCATGCTTTAGATGTAATGGTACAGGTGTCATCCCTTGGGGTGATGCACCAGATGAATCAGATCCCTGTGATGAATGTGAAGGATATGGTGAATGGCTAGAAAAATTAGACATGAAGGAGAATGATAATGACTAATGAAGCTATGAAAGTATTACAGCTAAGATGGATTGAAACAGTACAAGAAATGTACAATGCTCTTAGTAAAGATGCAGTACAGTTTGATGTTAAACATAAATTTGATGAGGTTGTATTAGTACACAACGAAATGGTAACTCAGTTCTGTAGCACTATAGATCGTGTAGAAGCAGAACTCATACAAGTTACTCATACGATTAAGTATTTAAATGAAGCAACTACAAAACTAAAGGAGGAAATAAATGGGTAGATATTACGAAGGCGATATAGAAGGTAAGTTCTGGTTTGGTATACAATCCAGTGATGATGCAGATTTTTTTGGATCAGCGGGATTTCAACCAGACTATCTTGAATATTATTTTGATGAGTCAAACTTAGAAAAGATACAACAAGGTTTGGATATGTGTTTAGAACAACTTGGTGATAAGAAGAAAATATTAGATGATTTCTTTGAACAAGATGAAGGTTATACAACACAACAAGTATGTGATGTATTGGATATACCTGTACCTAAACCAGGTATATCAATAGAAGCACATAGGAAAAGTAAATACCATCATTATTTAGAATGGTATGCACGATATCAATTAGGTAAGAAGATACTAGATCGTGTTAAATCAGATAAGTTCTGTTCATTTAGAGCAGAGTTATAATGAGGAAAAATGAAAAAATTTAAAGTTGTATTGTCTTATGATGTTCAACAAACATTTTTTGTTGAAGCAAATAATGAAGATGAAGCACAAGAAAAAGCCAGAGATGGTGAAGGACATAACAAACATTACGATCATTATGATTTTAATGATTACATTGAAACAACAGAGGAGAAAATATGTTACCACAAGAACTAACGTTTCAGGTACGTGAAGAACCTGTATACAACCAACATGGAACAAAGCTAGATGGCTATAAGCAGTTGGTTAAAGATGAGAACAATGAACTAATTGCAGTTCACAAGAATACATACCGAGTTATCTCACATGAATCTGCTTATTTTAAAGCACGTCATTTTCTTAATGAACACTTTGATACCAACGGTATGACTGAACAACACAAGTGGTCTAATCATGGTGCTGTGATGGCTACTCGTTTTACTTTACCTGAGTATCAGATCCCATTCAAAGATACAAAGATTGGTCTAGAAGCTGTGATATGGAACAGCTACAATGGTATGCGTTCATTTAGATTTGATTTAGGTTTTTACCTATGGCTTTGTCTTAATGGACTCAAGAGTTCAGTCTGGGATATCAGTTTGAATACTGCACACAAAGGTAGTGGTGAGATTAAACTAGCATTACCTGGTGGTTATGCAGCTCTTGATGGACTACAAACTGTACATAACTACATGACTAACTGGTTAGAAATACCAGTAGATGACTATCAGTTTGAAGCTGAAGTAGATAGACTCTGCTATCAACCAACACGTACTGATAAGAGTCATGTCAATCAACAACACAAGAACTACATCATTGACCAGTACAATGGTAACTATGCACAACAATTTGGACCTAATAAATTCAGTGCATATCAAGCAATCACACACTGGAGTACACATTATCCTAGCGATTCCGTAAATACTCGCTATGATAGAGAGAGGAAAGTGTCTAACATGGCTTGGTTTAGCCAAGCAGCGTAGAGTTTAGATGGGAGTACAATCTAATCCTTCCTCCTCCAAAAGTACTCCCATCCTACAATCCAATGAACCATGTAACTAAACTAACAAAGGAGAGCTTTGTGATAGATAAATGCAAACAATGTCAAAGGAAATATACAAGAGCTATGCTTATAGAATTTTATTTAGCTAGGTTTTGTATCCAATGTTTTAACAGGAGATATTATGAAAAAGAAACAACTACTACATAAATTATATGAAGTTATAAATGATGAAGAATCTATATATCATATAGCTGAATCTTTACATTCTTCTTATCATTATGATTTAATTGAGTCTAATCATTTTCGTAAAATGTATGAAGAACAAAATGATTACAAAGGAATAAAATCAACTAAAGAATGGTACAAAAAAGGTCAAAGAAAAAAATATTTATTTGAAATTTTTGACAAACTTCATACAGAATTGGAGAAACATAATGAAAACCAAACTAAGAAAAGTAACTAAGTTATGGAAAGGAATGTATATCTCTTTAAGAGATTATGAAATCCAACAAGCCATTGATAAGAACTATACTATCCAGGCAGTTCACAAAGGCGAAGTGATGATGCTTACACCATCAAGATTAAAGGAAATAGATTTATCTGTAGGCACACCACAGAAATCAATATATGATGGTAAGTCTTATAGACTTATAGATTTGAGGTGGAATCCATATGACAGATCAAATAAATCCAAGCCATTATAAGCAAGGCAACATTGAAACTTATGATTTCATTAGTGCAAAAAAATTATCCTATGCACTAGGAAATGTGATAAAGTATATTGTTAGACATAAGTTCAAAGGAGGAGTCGTAGATCTAGAGAAAGCAAAATGGTATCTACAAAAAGCTATTGATGAATACGATAGATCCTAAGTTCCTTATACGTAAACTAGCTAATGAAAAGAAACTCAAACCACAACGTAGAACATATAATCTACGTGATCCCATGCAACGTAAACAAGCATGGATCAGGTCCGTTTGTTACTTCTGTTATTTAGAAAAAGGAAGAGAAGTAGCTAATGCTTTGCATGTTGAACTAACTAAACCTTATGTTCAACCTAGTATCAAAAAAATAGCTAATGATCTATGGTCTAGAAAAAAACAATTTGATAATATTATCGAGAGGAAGGTAAATGATGACATCAACAAACGAACCAAACAAGTTCGACAGAACAAAAGGCATAGGGGGTAGTGATGCTACTAAACTAGTAGCTGGTGAATGGAAAGATTTATATCTAGAAAAGAAAGGTCTAAAAGAATCAGATGATCTTTCGTTTGTACTACCAGTACAGCTAGGTATTTATACCGAGCCATTCAATAGAGATTGGTTTGCAGCACACAACAATGGTTTATATGTACAAGAATCACAAGATGTGTTGTATCACAAAGACTATGATTACATCTATGCTAATCTAGATGGATTTGTATTAGATGATAACTTCAAGAAGCAAGGTGTGTTTGAAGCTAAGCACGTTCATCCATTCACTAAAGATGAAACCTTACTAGAAAAATACTATGGTCAGATTCAACACTACATGATGGTAACCAAACTACCCAGAGCCTGGCTATCTGTATTGTTTGGTAACAGTAAATACAAAGCATTTGTAATTGAGAAAGATAAAAAGTTTCAAGACAAACTGCTCAATGCAGAACTTAGATTTTGGCAACATATCCAAGAGGAAGATGAGCCACCAGTACACGTAGACATAGATGAAATAGGAGGACTACATGACTAACAAAAGAGTATGGGATCAATTCAAACATACTGATCCTAAGTTTACTAAACCATTTACTAAGTTTGGTAGAACATTAACAACAACTGATCCTATGTATCAAGTAATGAGGATGACTGATTACTTTGGTCCAGTAGGTGATGGTTGGACATACGAAGTAAAGTATACCTATACTGAGAAGAATGTATTTGCTGAACTCAAGATAGGTTGGAGAGAAGATACCAACAAAGACTTTAATTGGTATGGACCAGTATCAGCAGTTAATCCTTTATACAATACAAAGGGTTCACTAGATGATGAAGCACCTAAGAAAGCTATGACTGATGCTATGACTAAAGCTATGTCGCATTTAGGTATGTCAGCAGATGTATTCTTAGGATTGTTTGATAGCAATAAATATGTTTCAGAAATGAAAGAAAAGTTTTCTGCTAAATCAAACGTAGATCAATCAAAAGTAAGGGAGGTAACAAATGCCAACTGATGCAGATAAAGTAACAGAAAGTTTGCATTATGAATTAGGTAGTATTTGGGAAGAATTACAATCAATCAAATACTCTCTAAAAGAAATAAGAGAACTTTATAAAAAAGAACTATTACATAAAGGAGTAATTAAAAATGATAA